CGGCCATCATTTCTTTAACCTCTTCTCTCCCTTTCCCTGATTTATCCATATAAGTTTTTTCAATCATACCCCCTATTTTATCTAATAAATCAGCTTCTTGCCGCATTTCGTCAGCCCCACCAATGACGATACCCCATGGATCATGGATCATCATAAAAGCAGTCTCACCCATATGAACCTCATCTGCGGCTAAAACAATAACAGATGCAATTGAAGCAGCAAGGCCATCTACATGGGCTATTATTTTGGAAGGGTGCTGTTTTACAGCATTATAAATAGCTACACCATCAAAGACTGACCCCCCAGGGGAGTTAACCTTAAGATGAATGGTTTTTGCTTTTATATCGTTTAAGTCTTTCACAAAATCCTCAGAAGAAACCCCAAACCATGAAATTTCATCGTAAATATAGACTGTGCTGCTATCTTCTTTGTTGTTAATTTTATTTGACCGGGCACTTGCCTTGGGTTTGAACAAACTTCTGTTATTTATCCTCATTACTTCTTCCCCCTATTTTTTTGTGGCTCATGGGATGATGGTGGGTTGCTTTTTTTAAGCATCTCCCTTAACATGCTTAAGGGTGCCATATTTAAGGGGATAAAATGTTCATCTGCAAATTCTGCATCCAGAGGGTCTTTTTCTTCCTTTTCTCTAATCTCATTTATCGATAAACCACCTATCCCGAACATTACTCTATAGTATTCAGCCCTATCCTTTGCGCTCCCCCGTAAAAGGCCATCAACATTATGCCTTGTATACATATGCTGTTGGTATCTTTCACTTTCTGTAAGCAACTGCATGTTGTAGCTTTGCTCAATACGAACAAGCCACGGCAGGATAGAATCAGTAACAAAAGAAATTTGTTCAGACTCTATATTATTGAACGACGACCGGCTTAAGTCTTTTATTTTGTGCGGTGGGAGATTGAACCACCTGGCTATTTCCGAAACTTGAAACAGTCTGCTCTCAAGAAACTGTGAATCCTCTGGAGGAATCCCAACTTTTTCTATTTGCATCCCATCTTCAAGAAGCATGAGTTGATTCGACTTACCAAGGCCGCTATACACTTCGCTTACAGCTTTTCGCATAGTAGCTGGGTTTTTTAATTGCCCAGGATGCGTGATAACGGCACTTGGGTGTGTCCCTTGCCCAAAATATAAGGAGCCAAACGATTCCAAGGCCATGCCAAGCCCGATAGATTTTCTGGCCATAGCAATAACAGAATAACCTTGAAACCCATCGAAGCCAAGGCCATGTATATGCAAAACTTTTTCTTTTGGGAGGACTACTTGTCGCCCAGAGCCAACATTAATATAATAAAGGAGTTTTCCATCTTTCATCTCAGGGATTACACGATCTGGGGTAATAGGCCACAGTTCTGTTATTTCTCCAAAGCCATTCCGCACTATTTCAGCGTAACCATTCCCCCAAGTTAAAACATGAGCAACCATTACTTCTCGACCAACTTGTGATGTCATATACGGGTTAAACTTGTCATGTAAAACACGGTAAAGTTTTTTCTCGGTAACAAAGATAGTCTTTTTTTGATCTTTTCTGAGTAAATTAAGGGGTAATGTTGATGCTGTCCCTGCGATAAGGTTCACAGCATTCCAAACAGCAGAATAAGTAAGGGCGTTTGATTCAGTAACAGTTTCACCGGATAAAGATTGCGAACCAGCAAGTTTCCATGCAGAATTGTCCCATGCTTTTTTGTCAGTAAGGGAAAGGTTTTTAATATTTTTTTCTAATAATCCCATAAGGCTCATTTGTTTGGCCTCCGTGTTAACCAATCAAGGCCAAGAAGCATTGATATTAACCCGCAAACCACGCAAGATACCCAAGGCAAAACTTGCCATAGCCCATAGCCGATAAGGGAAAGCCCACCAAAAATAAAAAAATCACGGATATCTATCAACCGGCTGATAAATTTTGTGGAAGCCCCCACAAAATTATAAGCACTCGATATAATCTTTTTATAACTTTTCACAAATGCCTTATTCCTCATATTATAAAAGATATAACTTTAAATGGATTATATTATCAGAAATAAAAAGCGCATTTGCAAATAGTTTTTGTATATAAAAACAATATGTCGGAATACATATGAAGAATTGTGAAGAATTAGGAAATTGATAATGAGGATGTAGGCCCTGCTATAAAAATAAGAGGTAGGATGATGTAAAGATTTACAATAATTGCATAGAGCGGACACGAAAAAGCCGTGCCGCTCATGCTTGGCGTTTGGCGGAAGGTGTAGGATTCGAACCTACGCACGTTTTACCGTAACTCTGATTAGCAGTCAGGTCGATTACCACTCTCGCAACCTTCCTTTTTTGGCGGTAGGCGAAGGAATCGAACCCTCTACTCTTTTACACGCCGCAGTTTTCGAGACTGTTTGCCACCGTTGGCGTACCTACCTACAATTTATATCATCACCTTAAACATATTCTTATTAAACCGGCATCTTAAAATAGAATCTCTCGTGATTCTGACGCTACCCACAATTTTTTCACTTTTTAAATGCCCATGCTCTATCCACAACCGAATAGATCTATCAGTTACAGAAAAATAAGCAGCCGCCTCGTCAATACGAAAAAGATCTTTTTTAGGCAAAAATGAAGAGTCGGACATTTCTTTTAATATTGATTTATCTTGAGTAGGCTTTTCAACTATTTTTTGGTTTTTTTTTGATCCCGCCATTACATTGCCATCCTTTTTATTATTTCTTCTTCTGTAAGGCCGTCATAAGATGATGACGCTGCCTGTTCTTCCAAAATTCCACATGCCATCACCGCTGCTATAACCCCGTCAATTCTTGCACCACTACTTGGTTTAACATATTTCTTGTTATCTGCTGCATCTTCATCTGCAACTACGTTTGCAACATTCCAGGTTAAACAAGGATTCCCATCATGTCTTATTCCTGAATCGAGCAACTTTTTCTCAAATACCTTAATCGCAGGGGACATAGACTTATACCCCTGCCCAAATTCAACCAATTCCGGTAGGGTAATGCCTAATCTGGACAAATCTTTGTTAAAAACATTGATATTCCAACGATCAAATGCTATTTTTTGAATATTAAACCTGTCACTTAATTCTCTTATATCAACAATAACAAAGTCGTATTCGATTGTCTTTTTGTTAATAGCAGTCACATAGCCAGCATCACGCCAAGCTACGTATGGAACATGGTCATATTCTGATTTTTTAACAAGCCCTATTCCGGGGACCCAAAACCAAACTTTTAGCCGCCAAAAAGGATCTGCTGTGTTAGGCTCAAACATAAGGGCAAAAGCAGTAAGGTCATTCACGGCTGAAAGATCAAGCCCACCCCAACATTTACGGCCTTCTAAAATATCTAAACTGTAATCTTTATCTTGGCATTCGTCCCAAACTTCCCTTGATATAGCTGGGTTTTCCGATTCAGTCCATTGGCAAAAACATAGCCGCTTAACCGTTGCCATTTTAGACGGCATGCCTTTAGCTTCTAAGACCTGGCCTCTAATATATTCATAGCCTGGCAATCCTTGATCTATGGAAGGGTTAACTTTCGCCCATAAGCTTTCATCGGACAAATAAAGATCATCTTTTAAATCTTCTTCATCAAGGCTACAAATATAAGAAAAAAATTCATCATTCTGTATTTGCTCGCAGGCTATCTTCCTGCCCATTTCGTGATATTCCCAACAAACAGAAGTTTTGTCGTGGCCAGAATTTGTAATCATGCAACTTAGGGGAGACCTACGAAACTTAAAACCAGCCCGTAACATCTCTATTACAGTTCCGTCTTTATGCTCATGAATTTCGTCGAGCAAAACGATATGTGGCCTTGGCCCCGACTGCCCCTTTTTTTCAGAAGAAATAACCCTAAAAAAAGAGCCTTTTTCTAAATAAGCAAGATTCCACCGCATAGATCCTGTACCGGACGCAACCAATAGCTCCTGTAGCTTGGGGGACTGGTCATAAAAGGCTATAGCGTCTCTAAACAGCACCATCGCCTGATCTTTATATGTAGCTGCTGCGTATATCTCAGCCCGTGGTTCTTGGTCGGCTACAAGCCCTTTTAACCCTATTCCAGCAGCAAGCGGTGATTTGCCACTCCCCTTGGGCGTTTCAATATACGCTACCCTAAACCTACGATAATTATCTTTTGCTCTAACCCACCCAAAAATAGAACCTATAATAAAGGCTTGCCATGGCAACAACAAGAACGGCTTACCTTCAAATTGCCCACCATTTAGGAGCAAATATTCTTCAAAAAACCTAATAGCTTCTGACGCCGTATGCTCAAGGTACTGGAAAGGATATTTAGGGTCAAATTGTGCTTTCTCCAAGTCGTTAAGATGCCTATTACAAGCACCTCTTACGAACTCCCCCGCTTGTATGGTTCCCTCTTTTACGTCTCTCGCATATTTTTCTGCTCTATCAATCAAAAAGCTTATCACCTTTTTTTTCTGGTTTTTTGTTAACTTTAATTTTCGATCTATTGGATGGGTCTAATCCCAATAATGCTGAGTACGCCTTGTACTGAGTAAGCAGGTCGGAGATTCTAACATAGCAGTTTTTAATTTTGCCAGAGTCACTATCCATTTCTTTTTTAAGAAGCTTCTCCAACTTGTTAGACTGAAGAACTATATGAGACCAAATTAAACAATAATTAGCAAGCGTTTCACCATCAGCCACTGTCAAAACACCTACCTCAAACAAAAGTTTTGATTTATCAGCCCACGTTTTTTTACCTACTTTGTTTAACACCAAAGGGCATTTAGGGATTTCAGCCTTAAACTCTGGTTCATTCTCAGGTAATGGACGGTGTCCTGGGTTGCCTGTAACAATTTTTAATGCCGTTGGTGTTGGTTTTCTACCTCTCATTATTTACACCATAGATGTTTTTTGTCTAAAGGGATGCCATCTATATCACAACCAGGTAGCATCCCACTTTTTTCTTGGATTTGTTTGTGGCGACTATGGCAAGTTGCACAAAGCCCCTGCCAATTATCCTGATCCCAAAAAAGTTTGTCGTCACCCCTATGCGGGATAATATGGTCAACAATGGTAGCCGGCCTAACTATCCCGACCACGAAACAAAGCTTGCATGTAGTATTGTCTGAATTATTCAAGAAAGCCTTTGAAGCTTTTCTCCATCGGCCAGAATGATAACGCTTATCGCTCATATTTTTGCCCCTTTACTAAAAAACATCATTGATGTGCCATAAATACACCAAATTACATAAAATTTCAAACATTTTTTTTTATGCCAAAAAACATGTTGCTTTTTATAAAAAGTATATTTTTGCGAAGTTGTGCGTTAAGG